ATGTGCAGGACTTCCGCTGCCAACGCCGTGGTGACGCGCCCGCCGCCCGCCTCGCTGATGGACACGCGATAGGCGCGGGGCTTGCCGTTGCGGGTGGACAAGTCCCAGTCGCTACAGGGGACCAGCTCGCCCCCGTCCAGCAGTAGAACCGCCTCGCCCCGGAGCGCCACAGTGCGCGCTACAAGTGCCATTGTGCGCCGGTCCAGCAGGTCGGTGCCCGTGACGTCTGCCGTAGCGAACGCCCCTTCCCACAGGCTGACACAGGCTTGCACGGTCGCGGTCAGCTCGCCCAGGTTAGTGGCGCCGGTGATGTAGCTTTCCCGCGCGGTCAGGATCTGCGCCGTGAACCCGGACGCCATGGCCGATCGGGTTTCGTCTACGCGCGTAGACGTTCCACGCCGGAACAGGTCAAGGATTCCCATGGTCAAAGCCTCCAGCGTTTCAGGGGGTGGAACGGTGAACGCTCACCGGTTTCTATGCGCATAGAAGTTTCCCATCGCCGCGCCTCGACCTGCGCCGCCGGATAGGCTGGCCGGGTCACTGCCGACAGCTCGAACAATTCCGCCCGCGTGATGCTGCGCACGACGCCGGAACCGCGCCGCTCGATCCGCTCGCCACCAGCCGGAACCCGAAAGCCGGGGGACAGGCCCCGGACCAGTCCGGCCCGGTGCGCGGCGATGAAGTCCTGCGCCCACGACGTGCCGCCGTCTATCCGCGCCTCGAACTCGAGCGCAGCGGGGGTGTCAGTGATTTGCAGGCTGCCTGCATGACGGCTTGCCAGCGGCTTGGCATAGTCGTGTGAACTCAGAAGATGGACGTCCTGCCCCCCTTCCAGCCTGTCTGCGAAGGCCCCCGGCTCGATCCGCTCCGATCGTCCGGGTGCAAGCTCCGTTTCGGTTGCATAGGGGAAGGCCCCGCGCACGCGGAACCCCCCGTCACTCTCTTGGCGCAGCTCCAGCGCGCCGGATGCTACGCCCCACAACATCACTGCACGCCCGTGATGATTTCGACCTGGGAACCGCGGGGAACGGTGACGTCTGCCGTCACGATGCCCGTAAGGCGCAGCCCGCCCGATTGCGCGTCGGTGTAGACGTCGCGGATCAGGTCCACGCCGCCCCAGATTGCCATGAACGCCGGGGGAAGCCCGCCCGCCGTGGTGGTCATCACTGCCGTGCTCTCGAGCGGGGGACCGCCCGCCGGGGCTGCCAGCGCGTTGGACGTGGTGACGGTATTCGGCATGGCCCGCGACAGGCGGTCCCATTCGGTGATGCCCGAACCCGCGTCAAAGATGGTGCCGTCCAGCGCCCCCCAGATTTCCGGCCGCATCAACAGCCGCACGTCAGCCGGGGACGCCGCCGCGTTGGCCAGCATGAACCGGATGGCCGCAGCACGGAACAGCGCATAGGTGGCCGCTGCGCTCGCGTCGGTGGACGTGATGCCATACGTTGCCGCGCCGGGGATGATGCCCAGCGGTTGCCCGTCTGCGCCCGTGCCCAGGAACACGGCCCGGTCAAGCCCGACCTGCATCGCGTTCAGCATGTCGCGCCGCATGGCCGCTTCCAGCCCCGCGCCGGACTGTTTCAGCGCCTTGCGGGTCATCCGCAGTTGCACGCCGAAATTGCTATCCGGGGCAAGTGCCTTGTCGGTGGTGGCGAATGCCGTCGGCCCTGCCACGTTGGCAAGCTCGCCGTCGGCCCAGCCCGCCGCGATGGCCGAACTGACGACGGGATATTCTCGCTCGCCTTGCCCGATGTTCACGGTAGCAACGCCCATGCGGCCCGCGACGGTCTGCGAAAACAGCCGGTCCACGATCGGCATGGTTTGCATGGGGTCCGGGGTGCCGTTGGCGATCGTCTCGCCTGCCCGCGTCTCGAGCATGGCCGCAAGCGGGATCGGCACGCCGCGATAGCCGCCCGCGCTGCGCATTTCCTCGACAACCTCAGCCGTCCGGCCCGACAGCGCGCGGCCTTCGTCCAGGTGGAACACGGCCTGCCGCAGCTCGAAGCCTGCCACCAGCTCGTTCCACTGCCGCCCCTCGCGGGTTTCCAGCTCGGAACCGGCCTCGCGGCGTTCCGTATCTTCGGCCACCAGTGCAGCCCGGAACCGGATTTCGTTCTGCCGATATTCGCCGTCAAGGCTTTCCATCTGGCGGGTTTCGTCCTCGGTGGCGTCGGACTTGCCGACCAGCGCCGAAAGGGTCTGGCGGATTTCAGACTGCCGCCTCTGGATCTTGGTGCTCTCAAGCATGTGTCATTTCCTCATGTGCTCGAAGGTTTCGCCGCAAGCTCTGCGACAGCTCTGCGCCATTGCTGGCGATCGGGGTCCGGGGGCTTGCCCCGGATTTCTGCCGACGTCTCTGCCGTGTGACAGCCCCGGCAAAGGGTGGTGCAATTGGCAGGGTCAAAGCCCAGCTCGGGGGCATTGCGCACGCTCTGGACGTGGTGAACCTCGAGCCGCCCACGCGCGCCGCATTGGGTGCAGGCCCAGCCGTCACGCTCCAGCACGGCATGGCGCACAGGCTGCCAGCGGCGGGTGCGGGTGACGGCCCAGGACCAGCGGCGGTGCGTGTCCCTCATAGCCCGCCCGCCTCTGCCGTGACCTCGAGATACGTCCCCCGGTGTTCGGTCTGCTTGATGCCGGTGATGTTGAACTCCTGCCCCTCGCACAGGAGCCGGTCCGCCGCCGTGATGCCGCGCGACGTGGCGGTGTTGCGGACGGTGAAGCGGGTCACGACGATGCTTTGCAGCCGCCCCGCCGCGTATTTCTCGGAATCGGACACGTCCCGCCGTTGCGCGGGGATGGTGGCGATCGGCGCGAACGGCCCCTGTGACAGCCCGAACCCGTCATCCACCAGCGGCGCGCGCAGGACAGTGACGCGGCGGTCAAGGCGGGGTCTCATGCCCATACCATCGCCCTCCGCTGCGTCGGTGTTCCCGCCATGCGGACGCCTTGCGCGATGGCCACGACGGACGCCGCCGCCGCGTCGATCCGGCCCGAACTGCGCCCCTTGACCAGCTTGTGATTGCCTGCCGGGTCCACCAGCGTCACTGCATCCGCGAACGCCGACCGCAACAGCAGGGACGGGGAACAGCGAACCCGGCCCTCGAACAGCGCGCGCCGGAACCGCTCCACATCTTCGGAACCGTCACGCCAGCCCATGCCGCGCCAGACACAGGGGACACGTTCCAGCCCGGACGCCCGCAAGGCTTCCACGAACTCGGCATGGCGGAACCTGTCCCCCACGACCGCAGCCGGGGCTTGCCCGTCCAGTCGCGCCACGACGTCGGACAGGAACCGGCCCACGGGGACGGTGGTGTCCCCCATTGTCACCAGCTCGCCACGATCGGCCATTTCGGAATACCGCCCGGACACGCCGTCAGCGGCCCCACGATCGGCAAGTGATGGTGCGCAGGGGAACGCCGCCACGGCCTCGAGTCTGCCGCTCTCTGGCCAATACAGCGCCGCCGCCGTCATGGAACGGGAACCGCCAAGATCCACGCCAAGCACAACCGGACCTTGCCGGGGTGGCAGGCGATCGGGGGCAACCTCAGCCGCCAGCCATTCATCAACCGTGACCAGCACCGACCGATCGTCGGACGCGACACGCTCATTTCTGTTGAGGCACCGAAAGCTCGACAGCGCCGAACCGCCCCGCGCGATGGCCCGCCGCGCCTGCGCCACCAGCCATTCCGGGGTGCTGCCGATGCCCTCAACCGCGCCGGGGTTGGCCACCAGCAGGCTTGCCAAGTCGTCGGGGGGCAGGCCGGGGGATGGCCGGTGCTCTTGCACATACGTGCCCGGTGGTGGCTCGTCTAACCAGCGGGAAAAGGTGTTCGTGTCGTCGGGTGCTGATGTGCTGATGATAAGCGCCCGCCCGTCGCGCTTGCCCAGCCCGGACAAGATGGCGTTCTCGAGATTGTCGCCCTTGTCCCGTTCCCACGCGGCCCGCTCGTCAAGGATGGCCAGCGTCGGGGCACCGCCAAGGATGGACTTGCCGTCCGCTGCGATCACGCGCGCCAGCCCGCCGCCGTTCTCTGCCGTCTCGACCTCGAGCTTGCTACCGCGCCGGATGGTGAACTGCTCTTGTTCGTCCTCTGGCAGTCCCTCGATGAACCCGACCAGGAATTGA